TGTCCGGCAGTGCAGAGGTGTCCGGCGATGCAAAGGTGTACGGCAATGCAGAGGTGTACGGCAATGCAGAGGTGTACGGCAATGCAGATTACACAACTATTCATGGATTTGGTACTCAATTCCGTACCACTACGTTTTTTAGATGCAAAGATAAAAAGGTCAGAGTTGCATGCGGATGCTTCTTTGGGACTATTCCGGAATTCCGTGAACAGGTTAAAAATACCAGAAAAGGGAAAATTGCAGAAGAGTATCTGATGATTGCTGACCTTATGGAAAATCATTTTGAAAAATAAAGTGCTCCGAAGGAGAGCTGAAACCTCTCGCCTCGGAGCTGTAAACCACTAACAACACTAGCGGATTACAGGATAATCATATCATTTCTTCCTGTATTTCGCAAGAGAACAGGAGGATTTTTATGAAGAAAATCGAGGATAAAAAAGTGACAAATTTTGAAGAGTTCGAAACTTTCTATGCAGTTGAAGTTGTAAGAGAGGCAAAAAAGCAGACTCACAAATGGTTCTGCGCATGGATTGTAACCATGATTGCATTAATTCTTTCAAACGCTGCATGGATGTTTATTAAGTAAGAAAGGAGGAAAGACTGTGGCAATCAGATATACTACAGAGCAAAAGAAATACATCCTTTTAAAAGGCAATATTGCAAAAAGGATGGAGGCCGAGCGAGTAAGTGATGCACAGATGGCAGCAATTACCGGAATGGCAGAAAACACTTTCCGTAAAAAGCGAAATAAGCCGGAAACATTCACGTATCCGGAACTGCGGCATATTTTTATTCGATTGAACTTTCCTAACGAGGAAATCTTGGAGGCTTTGACATGAAAGATTGGATAGACTCCATTCTGATTGGAGGGATAGCAACGTATCTTCCGTTCTGGACCTGGGACAACAGCCGTGACCAGATCATGGGAGCGTTGGGACTGATCGGAGCTGTGTACATAGCAAGGACGTGGAAAGAATGGACATGCTAGACATGCCAACTAAAAAAGGATCCTCAGAGCTGCAACTCAAATAAGGATCCAAGACAATATATTTCTTCTCCATTGTAGAAGGAAAGAAACCAAAAGTCAATACAAGGAGGAAATTATGAACGAAGAGAAAATCAGAGAAATATTTGATTTGTGTCTTAGAGTTTCAAGTGAAACAACGGCGCATGTGAATTTTGACTATACGGCGTGTGACGACATATCCAGAGTTTATATTTTTGTATTTAATGATGCAGGGGAGATCGTAAAGCATTTTTCATTGAGCCAGTTTTACGACTTTGAGCTTGAATCTCAAGATTATGAAGATGCAAAGAAATGTCTTCTGGAACTGCTTATTAATGGGAGGTGTCCGTTAAATGAATCTTGAAGAATTAAGACTTCTCCCGAAGTGGAATATGGTTTTAGCGGTAAATATCTTGTTGGAGGAACTGAATAAGCGAAATGCGCCTATTGTTGACTGGGAGAATCCAGATATGTTTATCGACCATCTTGAGTACCACGCCGCTGATTCCATTCAGAACGGTAAGACGGTCCCGGGCATGGGGGATAAGTCAGACGCGATCTATTGTTTTTTTAAGCAGTTAAAGGAGCCAGTCTATGAACGAGAGGATACAGGAAGTACTGAGGTTGATTGATGTTCAGCTTGCACTTGCTCCAGATAATCCAATTGATGAGCAGTATAAGGCAAGGACATTGGCGAGCTACGTACAGGCTTTAAATGGGCTCTTAACGGCTCAGAAATCGTATAAGGAGGAAACGAATGAGTGAATTTGAAATCCGTATTCCGGCAAGGAAGAAACAGCTGGTAACTGGAAAAGACAATCAGGTTGTAAAGGTTTCATCAGACGCATACAACGCACTGGTCGAAATCTATAACGAATCAACCTTATCAATGAAAGATATTGCAAGTTTGCTGATTATTGAGGGCAGTAAACATGTGGTTTATGACAAGGAGGAATAGAAGTGAATATATATGAGAAGTTAGGGATTATTCAGTCAAAACTGAAAGCCCCTAAAGGGCAGTACAATTCCTTCGGGAAATACAAATACAGGAGCTGTGAAGATATTCTGGAAGCTGTAAAGCCACTTCTGGCAGAAACAAAGACTGTGTTAATCGTCACAGATCGGATGGAAGTTGTCGGGGATAGAATATACGTCAGAGCAGAAACTCATCTGAACGACTGCGAAGATACCGGCGAGATTACAACTGTTGCTTATGCAAGAGAAGAAGAGTCTAAGAAAGGCATGGATTCTTCACAGGTGACAGGTGCAGCTTCATCTTATGCCAGAAAATATGCTTTAAATGGGCTGTTCTGTATTGATGATAATAAAGACAGTGATTCTACTAATACAGGAGAGAAAGAAAAAACGTCCGGCAGGAAAGTGGAATCGGCAAAAGAAACCGAGATGATTAGTTCCGAGACTACTATGTCAATTAAAAACATTATTGATAAGTACCCGGAAGCTAAGCTTTTGGAACAGATTAAAGCTCGTTTTAAGGTAAACGATATTAAGTCCCTTACCAAGGAAAAAGGTCAGAAATGCCTGAAGATGTTAATTGACTATGATAAGCAGCATACAGAAAAGGAGCAGCAGCATGAATAAAGTAATTCTTACAGGAAGATTTACACGTGATCCAGAAATCAAGTATACCAACGAGGGAACGTCTATTGCAAGGTTTTCTATTGCGGTAAACAGAAGATTCGTGAAAGAGGGTTCCGATCAGAAAGCAGATTTTTTGAATTGTATCGCTTTTGGAAAATCCGCAGAATTTATCGAGAAATATTTTTCTAAAGGAATGAAAGCGGATTTATCTGGTAGAATCCAGGCCGGTAGCTACACCAATCGTGATGGACAGAAGGTGTACACAACGGACATTGTTGTGGAAGAAATCGAGTTTGGTGAAAGCAAAGGTTCTAATCAGAGTCAGCAGAAGCCAGAGACACCACATCCAGAAACAGACCCGGACGGATTTATGAGTATTCCAGATGGAATTGACGAGGAGATGCCGTTCGCATGATACAAATTGACAGTAGGGAACATCAGAAAGTTATTGATGGCATTAAGAAAGCATTTGATGTAGCAGGAGAAAAATGGTTCGTGTCAAAGCTTTATGTCGGGGATTACATGAATTATGACAACCCTCGACTGGTTGTCGACCGAAAACAAAATCTCTCTGAATTATGCGGCAATGTATGCCAACAGCATGAAAGATTCCGTGCTGAAATTATCCGAGCAAATGAAGCGGGGATAAAACTTGTGTTCCTGTGTGAGCACGGAAAAGGGATTGAGAAACTTGACGATGTTCTCTGGTGGGAGAATCCCCGGGCAAAGAAAAGAGTCAAAAAGAATGGTATCTGGGTAGATCAGGAGCAGAAAGTCATGCATGGAGATGTCTTGTATAAGATTCTCTGCACGATGCAACGCAAGTATGGTGTTGAATTTCTGTTTTGCGACAAGAAAGACACTGGCAAAAGAATTTTGGAGATTCTGACAAATGGATAAAGAGACAATTAAACAACAGAATAGCATGAGGGACGTTCTGAGCAGATATGGCATGGTTCCGAACAGAGCAGGATTTATAAAGTGTCCCTTTCATAGTAACGACCGCACCGCATCTATGAAAATCTATAAAGACAGCTATTATTGTTTCGGTTGTGGTGCGACTGGTGACATATTTACATTTGTTCAGAACATGGATAATTGCGATTTTAAGACAGCTTTTACCATACTTGGAGGAACTTACCAGAAACCAGATTTCTCTTCCAGAATGGCAATATATCACCATCAGAAACAGATGAAAATGCGACAGAAGGAAGAGCAGAAGAAAAAGGCTGAGTTGCAAGAATGCTTGTCTGATATAGATTTCTACCGGGCTGTCCTTGGCAGGGTGAAACCATTGTCTGACGGATGGTGTGAAGCGTGGAGCAGGTTGCAACTTGCACTATATCACCATGGATTTATAACAGGACTGGAAGAAGGTGATTAGAAGTGGAAATGATAAACAAGCTCACGAAGGATTCTATTCTGGACGAAGAAGTGTTTGATGAGATATTTAGCCAGGAAGACGAGATATACAAGGCGCGTCTTACGCTGACTCTTCTGGACAGAGCTAAGGAGCTTGGCGTAAAGAAAAAATTTGAGGATTTGCTTAAAGCTTACACAAAAGTGCAGAAGCAAATGATTGAGAAAGAGAAAAGTAATAGGACGTTATCTATGCTGGACCAGTGGACTAATTTCTCTGATTGTGAATATGATCGAATGAAATGCCTTAACTGGATAGCAGACGATGATGGAATCAGAATCTCAAACACAAATCCAGGATCGCCGGATATTATAGCCTGTTATCATCCTATTCTTCCGATTGAACGAATGAAGAATCTGGAGACCGGAGAAGAACAGATAAAGCTAATCTATAAGAGGAATAATAAATGGTCCGAGGTTATTGTGCCGAAAACCATGGTTGCATCATCTACTAAAATCGTTGGATTATCCGCACTTGGGATTTCAGTAACTTCAGAGAATGCGAAGTTTCTTGTACGGTATCTGTCGGACGTTGAGAATGCAAATGACGATTATATCAATATTCAGTATTCATCAAGCAAAATCGGGTGGATCAGGGATTATTTTCTTCCCTATGACAAGGATATTGCGTTCGATGGAGACATGAGGTTTCGACAACTGTATGAAAGTATCAGCGTAGGTGGCAGCAGGACAGAATGGTATGAGCACGTGAAGAATGTTCGTGCTACTGGAAGAATAGAGCCGAAAATCATGCTGGCCGCAAGCTTCGCCAGTATTCTGATCAAACTGGTCGGTGCCCTTCCATTTTTTGTAGACCTCTGGGGAGAAACCGAGGGTGGTAAGACTGTAACACTTATGCTAGGAGCTTCTGTCTGGGCGAATCCGGGTGAATCAAGGTATATAGGAGATTTCAAAACAACAGATGTAGCTCTGGAAGCAAAGTCTGATATGCTCAACAATTTACCGTTGATTCTGGACGATACTTCCAAAGTATCGGCTAAAATCCGGGATAATTTCGAAGGAATTGTATATGACCTGTGTTCTGGAAAAGGAAAGAGCCGTTCCAACAAGGAGCTGGGTGTTAACCGGGAGAATCGCTGGCAGAATTGTATCCTTACTAACGGTGAACGTCCACTGGCCGGATATGTCAGCCAGGGCGGAGCGATTAACCGAATTATTGAGGTTGAGTGCTCTGAGAAAATATTTGATGATCCGCAGCTTACCGCAGATACCCTTAAGAAGAACTACGGGTACGCAGGAATTGATTTTGTAAATGTAGTTAAGGAAATGTCCATTGACGATATAAAAGCCATGCAGAAGCATTTTCAGAGCCTTATACAGGACGATGACAAGATGCAGAAGCAAAGCATATCAATGAGCATTATCCTGGCAGCGGATAAAATTGCAACAGATCAGCTGTTCCATGATGGCCAGTACATTGACATTGAGACGGCTAAGAATCTTCTGACAGAGAAAGAAATGGTATCTGAAAACGAACGCGCTTACTGGTTCGTGCTTGACAAGATTGCCATGAACGGAATTAAATTCGATGATAACCCAGATATAAAAACAGAAAGATGGGGAATTATTGACAATGATCCGATAGAGAAAACATCAACTGCAATAATCTATAGCGCAGCGTTTGATGATTTATGCAAAATCGGAAGATTCTCCAGAAAAGCATTTTTGTCATGGGCTGTTAAGAAGGGACTTGTGGAAACCGACAGCAGAGGTTATCCGACCAAAGCAAAAAAACTTGACGGAATTGTCACCAAATGTGTGTTTTTGAAAATTGTAAATGAAATTCCGAAAGAATTCGTGAATTGCAATGATGATTTTGAGATTACAGACGATATTGTGTTTGATTAACAAACAATTCGTTCAAAAGGTAACCGGGTAACCTAGGTAACCTTTGATTCTATATATATATATATGAATATTTATATGCACATATTGAGTATAAAAGTTTCCCTATATGAGAAAGTCAGGGTTACTCGGTTACTCGGTTACCTGCCAGTAAAATAAAGGGTTTGCGGATTTTTGAACGGTTACGTTTCGGTTACTATCGGTTACTCATAAAGAAGGTGAATAATGAAAGTAGAAGCTAAAGATATTCCGGTCATGCATAAGTTCATGCCAGAGTTCTGGAATACAATAAAAGAATTTTACGATGTTAAAAATGATGATGAATATTTTGATGCATTACATAAAAAAATCGAGGATTTATATGAAATCTATCCAGACAGCTTGGCAAGATATCTGTCTTTGGCCTTTTACAAATGGGCTGCGGATGTGTCAAAGGGAAAATGCAAAGTATGAATGAGGTGATAGAAATGCCATATAACACAGCAAGAAAGTACTATGAGAGTATTCAGACAAGGAAAGACGTATATCTGTATATCATAAGATACCTGAAAGAACATGATTATCCGCCAAGTATTCCGGACATTGCAACAGGGCTGAGCATATCCAATCATACTGTACAGAACCATTTTGGCGAGTTACTGGAATGTGGATTGCTTGAGACGGACAACCCCGGCACGCCACGAGCGTACCGAGTGACAGGATACAAGTTCAGAAAGGTGAAAGAAAAATGAGTAGCAAGTTAAAAGTCAAGAAAAAGACCAGGTTCCCTGTTCAGACTCCTAATCAGGCGGCTCAGGCGTTCGGGCGTTCAATGCAGATCTGTTATAGACAGATAAAAGACGTAGAGCAGCAAGCCTACGAGGATGGATTTACCGTTGGTGAAGATTGGAGCAACACGATCAACACTGTTACAACGATGATGGCTCTGAGACGTTTATATGGCTTTTCTACGAAGCGTTTACTCACAGTCGTACAAACTGCCAATAAGTACGTTGAAATGGCAAATGAGGGCAAAATGAGCGTTCTGAGCATGATGCAAGACATTGAAGAGAACACAGATGTAAGATTTGACGAGATGAACAAGAATCTGGTTAAGAAGATGGGAGTATAAAATCATGTACCAACTGCACAATAGCGTGTCAGTTGCTTACATGGGGAAAGTGAGGATGTAGTGACAGAACAGGAAAAGAAAGAACTTTTGGACGAACTTGAAAAGCGCATTGACGAAAAATACAAAGGTTGCCTTACCAGAGAAGACGTTGCAACCACATTAAAGACACCAAGAGAAAAGTGGTTCAGAGATGAGAAAGGAAGCGGAAGAGGCTCTCTAATGACGGATGCTTTTGATTCTTCCATTATCTCATGGCAGGTCTGGGAAACAATCAGAAAGTTGGCTTGTGTTATCTGCGGTAAGCAGTATGTTAGACAGCTTGCAAATGTAGAAAACGCAGATGAGGTAGCAGAGAAACTTTGCCAGTTCGTTTATGATTTGAAGATGGATTTTAAGAAACAGGAGGGTACGGAATGAGAAAGTACACAATAAATCTTCCAAGAGGACTGGAAGTGGATATTTTCAATCTGCCAGAGGACTTCAAAGAGCAGGTTGAGCAGGCATTCAGAGAGTATACATCTGGAACAGCAAAAGCGTATATGTACGCTGACAAGTTAGGATTTATTGACCGTTGCGTAGAATGCCTGAACGGTAATGAGGATTCAGATAAGGTTGTAAATTCACTGGTTGAAGAAGCGATGATTGCCGAATGGAGAAATAATGGTGAAATTATTAAGGAAGATGATATATACAGTTTTGAATTTATGGAAGATTGCTACAAGAAAGGCAAGGAAGATGCAAAACTGGACTCTCATTTCGGAACTGACAATCATCACATTTACGACCAGATTCAGAAAGTTCTGGTGCAGGTAATTACAATTGTAATGAATTATGAGGATAAGGAGGACGCAAAATGTTAATCAGAAGTCAGAATAAGATGTCTCTGGTAAAGTTTGAGAATATTGTTATAAACATCAACAATATCAATGGTAAAGAAATCATTTGTTGGAGCCAGATGAATCCAGGAGAAGACGAATATATTTTATTGGGTCATTATTCTAACAAAGCAAAAGCTATGAAAGTACTGGATATGATTCAGAAAGCCTATGCAAATGCGACGTTAATTCCAATGGCAGTTCCGAATATCGGAAAGATGTTCGCAGAAGCATCAGCATCAAAAGAGAATGAACTTTTGGCTAAAGCTATTGGAGAAGCACTTATGAAGAAAATGGTCTTTCAGATGCCAGAGGATAGTGAGGTGGAAGTATGAAAAGATCTGAAACAACAAAATTTCTTAGCAGATTGTTGGAAAAAAGCCGTTTTTCTGGCCCAGGTAAATACTGGGCTAGAGAAGTAAGCCTTGATTATGGCTACGCAGCAGGAAAGCCAAGAAGAGTAGATTACATGCAATTTATTCCGGAAAATCAGTGCTCTATTTCAGCAATCGAAAAAGGAATATTTACCTGTTATGAAATAAAAAGTTGCAAAGAGGATATTTACAGCGGAAATGGATTAAATTTTATTGGTGAAAAAAACTACCTTGTGACAACAATGGAGTGCTACAAAGAGATTTTACCTGATTTAAAAAATGGAAAATTTGCCCAACATATACGTGAGAATTTTCCGGAATGTTACGCGGAAATAGGTAACATGGGAGTAATGGTTGCAGTTCCGTATCAGAGAGATGTTGCAGAAGAATTTGAAAGCCCAACACCACTAGGTGAAGATGTGGAGAAATGGAGATTATCAGTTATTTTGAAGTGTGGACACAATGGTTCAAGAAAAAGATCCATGACAGAACTGTTGTTTTGCATGGTAAGAAGCGGGCATTGAGAAAGGATGGAATAATATGATACATATCAAAGAAAGATTAAAGCAGTACGCGGATAAATATTCGGACTGCTACAAATACGCTGGGGTGTATGTCAAAGTTATTCAAGATATGATTGAGCAGCTTCTTGCTGATCTGGAACAGGACGAGAAAGAAAATGGTTGGATTCCGGTCAGTGAGAGATTGCCGGAAGACGGAACATATATCACTACTTTAGACGGAGAGCTTGTCGGACAGGAAGAACCATTCACGGGAATGTGCGGTATCGAAAATGAAAAATGGGATGATGAAGACTGTGTTATTGCCTGGATGCCACTTCCAGAACCATATAAGGAGGACTAAATGGGATATTGCAAATTAGAGTGTCCAGACGGTGAAACGCAATGTTGTATCTGCTGTGAGAAACAAGACGGTTGCGATAACCGGTGTGATATGATGGATAGCTACGAATATGCAGAAGATTGCGAAGATTATGTTGAGGAGGATGAGCCATGATTACATTCCTATTAGGACTTACACTTGGAATCATATTCGGAGTGGCTGGTCTTGTATGTGTAGCGATCATGTACGATAAACACCACCCAGACGATTAGAAAGGAGAACGGTATGCTGACAAGGAACAAAAAGCTGAAAGATTACGGCATTCCGGCAGAGGACATTGAAAAACTGAATACGATGCTGAAAGACTTCCCGGCAGAGTACGGATACCTGCTTTCCAGTGCTGCCTTGTCAGCTTGCCCGAAAAACACGGTGATAGCGGATATGGTAATTGAGAATATCCTACACCGGAAAAGTTACAGGAAAATCAGCAAAGAAAGATATATCCTGATGAATCCGAAGGACTTCTACGGATACAGACGCAAAACTGTCGCTGTACTGTATGAGAGGATGCGGTTGTTGGGAGTGTGGGAGGATGAAATATGAGCAGACTGATTGATGCAGATAAGATTGATTTTAACGAAGTTTTTGTTGGTGCAAGTGAATTTGCACAAGACACAAGAAATGCGGCACAAATGTTGATTGATAATCAGCCGACAGCTTTTGATGCGGATAAGGCTATTAGCGAATTGGAAAGAGATAAATTCATTGAATCAGAATGTATTTTATCTGATGTGCATCAAGGATACAATGCTGGACTGAGCAGGGCAATCGAAATCGTGAAAGGCGGTGGAGTTGAATGAGAGAAATTCTTTTCAAGGCAAAGCAGATTGATAATGGTGAATGGATAGAAGGAAGCCTCATAGATTTAGACATTGACAGCGGATATTGTTATATTGTTCAGCCGTATAAAAAAGCGAGTATATTGCCAATCATCTTTTTAATAACAGACAGAATGAAATTGGTTGATCCAGAAACCCTCTGCCAGTTCACAGGACTTTGCGACAAGAACGGGAATAAAATTTGGGAAAATGACATTTTGATGTGTCATGGAAACCCAGAAGAGCTTATAAAAGTGGCATTTGGAGAATTTGGCGTAAGAAATATTGAAACCGGATCCATAGTAGATAAAGTTATCGGATGGTATTACGAAGTTGTCCCAACAGATGCAATCAGCAGATGTGAACCTTTCTCCTGGTCAATGCCATTGACAGAATATTATATCGACAGGTGCGAAATGGAAGTAGTTGGTAATATTTTCGACAATCCAGAGTTGTTACAGGAGGAACACAAATGAGTAAATCAGTATTAGTGATTGATACACCAAGAACATGTATGAGATGCCCTTTTGGTTTGATCATTGGCGATTATTTCTTTTGCGTTATTACAATATACAAAGACGGTGCTGCTAGGCAAATTAGAGATGATTTATATGGGGTTAAAAAACAAGATTGGTGTCCATTGAAGTCATTACCGGAGAAAATGACCGGAGTAGCTCAAACAGATCACTGGAACAGCATAAAAGCAGGATGGAACGCTTGTATTGATAAAATTACGGGAGAAAATACAGATGATTGATTTAAGAAATACATGTGTTCTGGTTAAAACGCCAGAAGAAAATGAGAAATTACTCAAAGAAGCTGAGAAGCAGGGATTTCATTGGACTAACAGAGAAGGTTGTGAGCCTTTGCGAGAACAACCGTTCCCAGATGTTTTAAAGTTTTACAAAGATAAAAGCATAGCTGCTATATGCAATATTAGTTCTGAGTACACTTTCTACGAAGCATCAGAACTTCTCGGAATAAAAGAAATGACAGCAAGAGAATTTATTGAGAACTATGTAGATATGCGTAACTGCAAAAAAGGAGGTAGCTGTTCAAAATGTGTATTGTGGTCAGGGAATACTAAGTTCAAATATAACTTATGCGACATAAGACAATGGGAAGACAATATTGATGAACTTCTTGAAATCGTAGCATTAGGCAAAACTACGGTTTTATCATCAGAAGAGAAAGCAATTGAAGATATTGAAAAATTTATTGAGAATCCAGACCGCGCAGCATTAAATGATGAATTTGTAGAGTCTTTAAAGCTGGTTGTAGAGAAGTTGAAAGAGGTGAAGTAGATGGAGAGATTAACAGAAAGATATGATATTGCACCAGACGGAGAATCAGATGTTTGGGTTAAACAGCACGATTACATTTCAGCGGCGCGAAAACTTTGCGATTATGAAGACTTAGAAGAACAGGGCTTGCTTGTGAGATTGCCGTGTAAGGTTGGAGATGTAGTTTATGTAGATAGTGCAATACTTCCAATAGAGGATATGGAATGCTATGAAGACATAGACAATAAGATTCCCTCATATTTTCAAGGCCGAGTTGTTTCATTTCGGTTTGCACAAAGAAACTGGGCAAAGATTGCGGTTAAGGCGAAGTGGTTACGTGAATGGATTGATGATGAAACCGGACCAGAAAGTGATTACATAGAGTGCGAGAAAAACTTTTCAATCTTATTGTCAACGATTGGAAAAACAGTATTTTTCACCCGTGAAGAAGCTAAGAAGAAGTTGGAGGAGATGAAGAATGAATAGCAAATCTACACCAGACATAACCCCGCAGCTCGCCATATCAGCATATCACGTATTACAGCAATATTGCACTGGACAGCCAGTGAATTGTAAAGGCTGCGGATTCTACGAACACTGTCCAGAATGTTTTCAAGGCATACCATGCGACTGGAACCTAAATGAAGAGGGTGAAATAAATGAAGTTAAGAAAGGCAACACTGATTGATTACGGAGTGCCGCCGGATGATATACCGACATTGCAAAGCCACTTGCGGAATCTTAGCGAAAGCGATAAATACAATCTGTTACAGGTATCTATCAAATATGCGACCGGCATCGAATCACAAATCTATGACAGCATCGTGAACAGTATCGGCTATCGGACAATGGAGAAGATCAGGACGGTTCCTGTAACAGAGAACGACTTCTATGGCTACAAACGCAAGGTTATGGCGGAATATTATCATTTAGCCAAGCTAATTGGTAGACTTTAAAAAAACTTAAAAATTTATAAAAGTGGTAGAGAGCTATGTATGCCCTAGTATGGTATATATAGTATATATAACTATAACTATGCTAGGGTGTATTTTATGTTTGGAGGTGAGAAAGTTAATATGGCGGGAAAGTATAAATATTGGCTTTCTCAAGAAGGTCAAGTGCTTTTACAAGGTTGGGCTAGAGATGGTTTAACTGACGAGCAGATCGCAAAAAATATGTGCATTTCCCCATCGACATTATATGAATGGAAAAAGAAATATTCGGAGATTTCGGAGTCCCTAAAAGAAGGGAAAGAAATAGCTGATTACTTAGTAGAAAATGCACTTTTCAAAAATGCTCTTGAGGGAAATACCACGGCTCAAATATTCTGGTTAAAAAACAGAAAACGTGATAAATGGAGAGATAACCCGGAACCGGAAATGAAAGAAGAAAAAGAGGAGGGAATAGTAATTGAACTTACCAGAAGCGGAGAGAAGATATAGAGTATATAAACATACTGTGCCTGATGGCAGAGTGTATATAGGAATGACTTGCAAAACAGTAAAAGCAAGGTGGGACAGCGGATATTATGGAAACGATGATTTCTTCAAAATTATAAAAAAATATGGTTGGGAAGGAATTAAGCATGAAATTATAGCCGATGATCTCACTAAAGAAGAGGCTGAATTGATTGAACGAAAAAGCATTGCAGAGCATCGAAGCAATGAAGAAAAGTACGGATTTAATTTTGACAGTGGTGGCAATTTTGGAAAGAAGCGTTGCACTCGTACAAAGAAGAAAATGAGTAAGACAGCAACACAACTTCATTTCGGTGATAGGCTGCACACAAAAGAAGTTGTAGCCAAAAGAGCGATAACTCAAACCGGAAGAAAACTTTCAGATGAGACCAAAAGAAGAATTGGCGATTCCCATAGAGGTAGCAAAAGCGTTTCAGCTAAAAGGGTTAATCAGATAGACAGGTACAGTGGCAAAATAATAAAAACATGGGATTGTACTATGGACGTGGAGCGAACATTAGGCTATAAGAATAGTGCCATTTCTCGATGCTGTTCGGGTGGACGTCCCACAGCCTATGGATATGTTTGGAGATACGAAGCAGTATGAAAATATCCGCAGATGATTTATTTCCGTATAATTTTGATAATGTGCTAAGAGATATTTTGGAGCATAAACATACTTATTATGTATTCAAAGGCGGACGTGGAAGCTGCAAGTCTTCTTTCGTGAGCATCGTCATTATATTGCTAATGACAAGAAAAGAGAATAGAGATAAGCATTGTATCATATTCAGAAAAACAGCGAATACATTAAGGGATAGCGTTTTTTCACAGATGCAATTTGCTATATCAGCATTGCATCTTGATGGCGATTTTAAATGTACTGTCAGCCCAATGAAAATAACATATATGCCAACTGGACAGACCATAATGTTTCGTGGCGTTGATGACAGAATGAAATTAAAGTCGTTAAAAGCTCCATTCGGATACTTTGCTTTTGCATGGCTGGAAGAATGCGATACTTTTACCGGAATGGAAGAAGTACGAAGCATCTTGCAGTCATCGATGCGAGGTGGAAAAGACTACTGGACTTTTATGTCATTCAACCCACCAAAAACGAGACATAACTTCATGAATGAAGAAGTATTAATCCAGAGAGACGACAGATATGTTCATTCTTCTGATTACAGAACAGTTCCAAAGGAATGGCTTGGACAACAGTTTTTTGACGATGCCGAACATCTTAAACAGATTCGCCCAGAAGCCTATGAGCATGAATACCTAGGCGTTCCAAACGGTGATGGTGGAAACGTCTTTGAATATCTGGAGATTAGAAATATTACAGATGAAGAGATCGGCCACATGGACAAAATATTTCAGGGGTGTGACTGGGGATTTTTCCCTGATCCGTATGCTTTTATTCGTTTGTATTACAATCATAACACTGAAAAGATATATCTCATTGATGAAATTTACGAAAATAAATGGAGTAATAGGAAATCAGCGGACGAGATTCTAAAAAGAAAATATGATGATTATGCTATTACTTGCGATTCTGCTGAACCTAAATCAATCAATGATTATAGAGATTTTGGGCTCCCGGCAAGGGGCGCAATAAAAGGCCCTGGGAGCGTGGAATATTCTATGAAATGGCTTCAAACAAGAACTATTGTTATTGACCCTAAGAGAACGCCAAACGCTTACAAAGAGTTTTCAGAGTACGAATATGAAAGAGACAAAGATGGAAACGTTATAAGTGGATATCCTGACGAGAACAACCATTTAGTCGATGCCTGTAGGTATGCAACAGAATCATTATGGAGGAGAAGAGGGACCAATGCTTAAAAGAGGATATAGTCTAAAATATAGACGAATATATAAAATATGGCAAGGGATTCGCCAGAGATGCAATAATCTCAACGACAAAGACTATGAGGATTACGGTGGGCGAGGGATAAGGGTTTGCGAAGAATGGAATAAAAGCTCAGAAGCGTTTGTTCGATGGGCATTAGAAAACGGATATGCTGATAATTTGAGTATTGATAGAATAGACACAAATTCGGATTATTCGCCAGAAAATTGCAGATGGGCAACATGGACGCAGCAAGCAAGAAACAAAAGAATGGAAAAAATAAATTCAACTGGTGTTACTGGTGTTTCCATGGACAGAGGGAAATATAGAGCAATAATCTATGTGAATAATAAAAAAGTTGATCTAGGCAGGCATGACACGCTTGAAGAAGCAGCAGAAGCACGTAGGCAGGGCGAGATAAAATACTGGGGCGTGAGTGCATAATGGGACTTATAACAACACTAAAAAGGTGGTTTAACATGATTTTCAAAAAACAAGCTGAAGAGGATTTCAACATCCAGGCAGCAGAATTCCCAGAGATGGAAACACTGATTAATCGATGCGCGAACATTTACAGAGGTGCGCCGGAATGGCTGGATGATAAGAATAATATCAAGACGATCAATTTTGCTAAATCTGTCTGCTCAGAAACAGCTCGGCTCGCAACGCTGGCGATCGGCATTCAGATAGACGGTTCTGCAAGGGCTACGTGGCTACAGGAACAGATCGACAAGGTATATTTTCAAATCCGTCACTGGGTAGAATATGGCTGTGCTTATGGAACAGTATTTATTAAGCCAAATGGTGAAAGCATTGACGTATTTACTCCGGCAGATGTGATGATTGTAGATTATGATAATCAGGAAATAAAGGGAATCATATTTAAAGATTCTTATACTGTTGGACGGAAATACTACACAAGGCTTGAATATCATAGATTTGTCGATACCACAATAGATGGCGTAACAACTTATCCGTACTATGTTTCCAACAGAGCCTATGTATCAAAATCTCCTCAGAGTATCGGCGATAAGATTGACCTTAAACAGACCAAATGGGCCGACCTCATGGCAGATACGCCGCCGATACTCAAGGCAAATGGTGAGAAACTGGACGGAGCTTTGTATGGAGTACTTCGGACACCACAGGCGAACAACGTGGACATTAGCACGCCACTTGGACTTCCGATATTTGCCGAAGCTATTGAAGAACTGAAAGACCTTGACATTGCATATAGTCGAAACGCCGGAGAAATTTTCGATTCTCAAAAAATTGTTCTGGCAGATGATAGACTGCTGATACCAAGCGGCGCACCTGTGTCAGCTATGTCTCCACAGGGCATGGAGAACAGACGGAATGAGATGAATTTACCACACTTTGTCAAGAATGTATTCGGACAGGACGAGAAAGAATTCTATCAAGAAATCAATCCGCAGCTCAACACAGATACCCGTATAGCCGGTATAAATGCCCTTTTAAGCCAGTTAGGGTACAAGATTGGATTCTCCAATGGATATTTTGTTTTTAACGAATCTAGTGGCATTCAGACAGCTACAGGAGTGGAAGCAGAACAGCAGAGGACAGTGCAGTTCATTAAAGATGTTCGAGACAAACTGGAATCCTGTCTGGACGAAGTTATCTACGCGCTGAATGTTTACGCTGACCTGTACGGACTTGCACCTGTCGGAGCTTATGAAGTCAATTATGATTTCGGAGATATCCTGTATGTGCGTGAAAACGACCGTGCAAGATGGTGGCAGTATGTGACTACCGGAAAGGTTCCGGCATGGTTGTATTTTGTAAAATTTGAAGGAATGACCGAGGAAGAAGCAAAAGCAATGGTCAAAGAAGCTCAACCAGACGAACCAAAACTGTTTGGAGATGAGTAGTTATGTTAAGTCCAGAGTATTTACGCCGGATAACAGAGGGAAGTGAGCAAATTGCCGAAGAACTGCATCAGTATATCATCTCTGAGATTGTATCTCGAATGATGGCAAGAATCGGCAGAGGTGAGGACTATATTCTGACCAATGCAGATGCGTGGAGAATCAGAACGCTACAGGAATCAGGTGAATTGCTAGAGGACATTCTGGCAGAATTATCCAAATACACCAAACGTGAACAGCAGGAACTCCTTGAAGCGTTTGAAGATGCCGGTATCACTGCAATGAATTACGATGATAAGATTTACAAGGCGGCAGGATTAAGCCCTGTACCGCTCGAACAGTCGCCAGCTATGATAAGACTCATGGAGCGAAATATGCTTGCGACTATGGGAGAGTGGAAGAACTTCACAAGAACAACCGCAAGTGCCGCTCAGAGACTCTATATCGAACAATGCGACCTTGCATATAATCATGTGATGACTGGTGCAGTTGGATATACGCAAGCCATCAAAGAGGCGGTTAATAATGTTGTGAGTGATGGTGTTACGGTCACATATCCATCTGGCAGAAAAGATACAATTGAAACAGCAGTAGCACGTTCTGTCAGAACTGGCGTGGCACAGGCGTGTGCTGATATTCAGTTGACAAGAATGAAAGAAATGGGATACGGTTTAGTATTGACATCGGCGCACATAGGAAGTCGCCCAAGTCATGAAGTATGGCAAGGGCAGGTATTTTCCATAGACTGGGAAAAATTAAAAGAAATCAAGCCGGAGTTTTTTCGAGAGCGAGACACATCAGAATACCGTAGAATGCTGGGGCAAAAAGCAAGCCAATATCCAGATTTTATTGAAAATTGTCATTATGGCGAAGCTGATGGAATATGTGGAGTGAATTGCAGACATCATTTTTCGGTTTGGGCGGAAGGAATGCCGAATCCCTATGCAGAACTATCAGCACAGGATAAAGCCAATAAAGGGAAACAGTACGAAAAGGAACAACGGCAACGTACTTACGAGCGAAGAATCCGCAAAACGAAGAGAGAGGTTCTTGGACTGCAAGCAGGAGTCGACAATGCACCGAATGAAAAGGCAAAATTCGCATTACAGCAAGACCTTGACCGGAAGTCTTATCTTTTGCAGAAACAAAATGCTGCATACAAAGATTACTGCAAGCAGAACGACCTGAGAGAGCTACAAGACCGGCTCATGATAGCGAAGTGGAACCGTCAGAACGCCGCTAAAGCCAGAGGAGCGGCAAAGAGATATAAAACAGCAAAGGGGATTGACTGATGGATAGATGGGAGTATTACAACCCGAATCCTGCCGGTAATCGAGTCGGAGATTGTGCTGTCCGGGCAATATGTAAAGCAACCGGTTTTGACTGGGAAACGGTATTTGCCGGATTAATGATACAGGCGTGCGCTCTATCAGATATGCCAAGCGCAAATTATGTCTGGGGAGCGTACCTCTATAAACGTGGGTACAGACGTAAACTGATTGAACAATCAGAACGATATATCTATACAGTCAACGACTTTTGCACAGACCATCCGACAGGCACATACATTCTCTGCATAGATGGTCATGTGGTGACGGTACAGAACGGCAAATATTACGATACATGGGATAGTGGTAATGAGATCCCGGTATACTACTGGGAAAAGGAGAGCAAATGAGCATATCAGAATTTGTACAAGTATTCCTCTCTATCTGCGGAGGAGTGTCTATTGTCGGAGGAGCGGTGGCTGTAATTCTTAAGTGGATTACTCCGGCGTTTCGACTTAACAAGCGAGTTGAGACACTGGAAGAACACGACAAACGAGATTACGAGAGTCTTCAGAGGATTGCGGAACGAGATTCATTGATTCTGGAAGTGTTATCAACCATGTTGGACAGTCAGATCAGTGGGAATAACGTCGAGGAATTAAAAAAAACAAAACAGAAGCTCACGGAGTATCTTGCACAGAATCAGCGTTAATTGCATTAATAAGGGGTATGCTCATGAAGTTATATGTATTCACTAAGAAAGATATAGACAGGTTCTTGTTAGAGTGTAATTTCACACCGGATGAAGAAAGATTGTTCCGGCTGAGATGCAAGGAATACACTCTTGAATATTGTGCTGAGCAGATGAATGTGAGTATATCCACGGCGAAACGATTAAGCCGGAGGGTAAATAATAAAATAATTAAAGTATGCTGATACTTTTCAGATACTTATATGTGTCTTAGACGAACTGTCTAAGGCTCTTTTTTTATTTTAGAATATAATCAGAAAGGCGGTGCATAAGATGGCATTATATAACAATCCTTATCAATATAGTTTTGGCGTTCCGGGACAGATGAATCAATTTCAGCAGCAGCCTGTCCAGATGCCAGCTCAACCAGTACAGCAACCCCAGCAGAATAACAATGGTATCCTGTGGGTATCCGGCGAAGTTGGTGCAAAATCCTATCTGGTAGCACCTGGGACAAGCGTTTTACTGATGGACAGTGAAAGTGAAAAGTTCTACATAAAATCCACAGACGTATCCGGCATGCCGCAACCATTACGAACGTTTGAGTATCATGAAGTAGGCGCCCAGATGCCGCCTAAACAGACTGCTCAGAACATGGACAGTAAATACGTCACCAGACAGGAATACGACGATTTAAAGGGCAAATACGAAGCTATCATAAACCGATTAAATTCATTTTCTGAACCTATTAGAGCTAATACTGTACAGGAATCAGCAATCAAGGGAGGAAATGCAGATGAGTAATCCATTATTTAACACACTTGGCGGTGGGATGCCACAGGGAAACGGACCAATGCAGATGATACAACAATTCATGCAATTTAAACAGAATTATAAGGGAAACCCAAAAGAAGAAGTTCAGAAAATGTTGCAGTCTGGACGAATTTCTCAGCAGCAGCTTAATCAGGTTCAACAGATGGCAGGACAGTTTCAAAATCTGCTGAAGAATATGAGATAGTACATTACAATCTGGCCAGATTAATGTAAATACACAAAAAGGAGATTATAACTATGGATGGAAATTTAACAGCATCAGACGTTGCTCTTTTAACTGGGAACAACAGAAATGATGGAATGTTTGGCGGAGATGGCGCATGGTGGCTTATCGTGCTTTTCTTGTTCGCATTTTGCGGATGGGGAAACAACGGCTGGGGCAATAATGGCAACGGCGGCGGATATGTAGCCACAGCAGCTACTCAGGCAGATATTCAGAGAGGATTTGATAATTCCGCAGTAATCAGCAAACTTGACGGAATCAACAGTGGTCTCTGTGATGGCTTCTATGCCATGAATAACGGTATGCTTACCGGTTTTAATGGAATCAACACAAACATCATGCAGACTGGTTTCGGCATCCAGCAGGCTATTAATGCCGATACTGTAGCTAATATGCAGAACGCAAACGCATTACAGTCTCAGCTTGCAAATTGCTGCTGTGAAACCAGAGAAGCTATCCAGGGCGTGAACTACAACATGGCACAGAACACCTGTGCATTACAGAACACCATGAACAGTAACACAAGAGACATTATCGACAGCCAGAACGCCGGAACAAGGGCAATCCTTGATTACCTGTGCAACGAGAAGATTTCCAATCTCCAGGCTGAAAATAACGACCTCAGACGTGCTGCTTCTCAGGACCGCCAGAGCGCACTTCTCACAACTGCAATGGCTTCACAGACACAGCAGCTCATTAATGCGATTAATCCGGCGCCGATTCCGGCATATCAGGTTCCTAATCCGAACACATATTACGGATGCGGATGCAACACTGGATGTAATTGCTGATAACTTCATATTGAGAGTATCTTTCGATTGATTCGGATGTCGGCTTATGCCGTATTACACATAGGGGCAGGCTAGAACCTGTCCTTTTGTGATATGAAAGGAGTATTTTTATGGCAGAATTTACAAATGTAGCTGCTCAGACTGTAGCAGCAAATGGAAACGTAGTATTTTCAAACACAGCAGTTAAAGGTTCTAACTGTATTCAGCACAGAGAGGGAAGCGGAATCATTACCCTGAGAGGACTGACTAACCAGTGTAAAGCAAGATTTTTCGTGGATTTTTCTGGCAATATCGCAATTCCAACAGGCGGTACTGTCGGAGCTATTTCTCTGGCTATCGCAATCTCTGGCGAACCTGTATTATCTTCACAGATGATTTCCACACCGGCGGCAGTAGACCAGTACAACAATGTGTCCTCTGGTATCTATATTGATGTACCTCGCGGATGTTGCATTAATATCGCAGTAGAGAATACAAGCGATCAGGCTGTTTCTGTTGCAAATGCAAACATTGTCGTAACCAGAGAAGCATAGGAGGTGTGATTATGAGAGATATTAAAGACTTATGCGCAAGAATCGAAGATGAACTGTCCAAAATTGCTGACAGTGGGCTGACCACTGGAAATCTGGAAATGACATACAAGCTGATTGATATGTACAAAGATATAAAGAACACGCAGTACTGGGATAAGAAAGCGGAGTATTACAACGCTGTCCTTGATGAAATGCGTAGCGGATACAATGACGATTACAGCGAGCGCGGAAGAAAACGTGACAGCATGGGGAGATACAGCGCAAATGATGGCAGAATGATGCCGGATTACGACAGGGGCAATTCTTATGCCAGACGTGGTGAACATTATGTCAGAGGGCATTACAGTCGCTCTGATGGGCGAGACGCTTACGATGACTATATGACGCAGAAGCAAAGCTATCGTTCCGGCAAGTCTGAAGACTGCAAGAGGAAGATGCTTGCCGCTCTGGAAGAACATCTGGACGAACTCACAACAGAAATGAGCGATATGTCCAAGGATGCAGAGTGCCGGGAGGAACGCGATCTTGTCAAGAGATATGTAGAAAAACTTCGGGATATGCTTTAAAAACGCAAAAAGTGGTAGAGAGGTAGCTAAAAGAAATCTGTTATAATGTAATTGTGCAGCAGGAAGCACAACGGTTGTTTTAACATTTTCGTTTTATCCTCCTTTCTTAAAGTAGCTGGTACACACGCTTTGATGGAAAGTTAAACAGGTTCGAATCCTGTCGTGTGTATTTGCCGTCTGGCACGCAAGATGGCATACCTCCTTGATTAAGGTTTTTTGTTATTCATGCTTTTCTTTAAAAAAAAGAATAAATATCCGAAACAACTCGTGGCAGGCATAACACGATAAATACCTTGCTAACCCGGGAATCCGGGTTATGTGGAATGTAGCTCAGTAGGAAGAGCGGAGATGCTGAATTCTTGACGTCAGAGGTTCAAGTCCTCTCATTCCATTACCCTGCCAGTGGTCTAACTGGCTTAATCCATTTACCTGCGGCGGCAGGTCAATAAACACGACCAGGAGGATGTTATGCAGAAACTTATTGACACATTAAAATCGTATGGAATCGAAATCCCGGAAGACAAACAGGCAGATGTGAAGAAAACACTCTCTGAACATTACAAGAATGCTAAAGAAGTAGCGAAAACCCTGTCAAAAGTCGAGGGTGAACGTGACAGCTGGAAAGAACGTGCTGAGACAGCAGAAGAAACCTTAAAAAGCTTTGACGGTATCGACCCGGCGAACATTCAGACAGAGCTTGCTGAATGGAAGAAGAAAGCCGAGGATGCAGAAAAGGAATTCAATGCGAAGATCTATGACCGCGATTTTTCGGACGCACTTAAAGCAGCACTCGATGATGTTAAATTTTCCAGTGAAGCAGCAAAGAAGTCTGTTATGGCAGACATTAAAGAAGCCGGATTAAAACTGAAAGACGGTAAGATCCTTGGACTGAATGATCTGATTGAGCAGATGAAACAGTCTGACGCATCCGCTTTTGTGGATGAATCTCAGCAACAGGCTCAGCAGAATCAGGCAAGGTTTACTACTCATGTTGGGCAGCAGCAGACACCGGGAAGCATGACCAAAAAAGATATCGAAGCGATCAAAGACCCGTCTGAAAGACAGGCTGCAATTGCTCAGAATATCCAGTTATTCCAGTGATTTTTTACACCGACTATACGACAGAGTATAGCCGCTAACCCAATACCTTAATAGTTATGGGTAGAAAGGATTTTTTATATGGCAGCAAAAGCTAATCTTATTATGACTAATGATATTCAGGTAAAGGCACGTGAGATTGACTTTGTAACCAGATTCGAAAGAAACTGGGAACACTTACGTGAAATCCTTGGTATCATGCGTCCAATCAAAAAGACACCCGGAGCGGTTCTTAAATCAAAATATGCAGAGGGTACATTACAGAACGGAAATGTTGGTGAGGGCGAGGAAATCCCTTACAGCAAATTCGTTGTAAAAGAAAAACCCTATGCAGAAATGACTATCGAGAAATACGCAAAGGCTGTATCTATCGAAGCAATCAAAGATCACGGTTACGAGAACGCTGTTCAGATGACCGATGATGAATTTCTCTTCCAACTTCAGACCAATGTTACTGAAAGATTTTACAACTATCTGAAAACAGGTACTCTCTCATTCACGGAAACCACTTTCCAGATGGCTCTGGCAATGGCTAAGGGTCGCGTAGAAAACAAATTTAAGCAGATGCACAGAAATGTGACTGGCGTTGTTGGATTTGTAAATATTCTGGACGTGTATGAGTATATCGGAGCAGCTGAGATTTCTATTCAGAACCAGTTTGGCTTCCAGTATGTGAAAGACTTCCTGGGATTTAATACGATTTTCTTACTGTCTGACAGTGAAATTCCGAGAGGAACAGTAATCGCTACACCTGTTGAAAATATCGTTCTGTACTATGTTGACCCGAACGAATCTGATTTCGCAAGAGCGGGTCTTGTATATACTGTATCCGGTGAAACAAATCTGATTGGATTCCATACACAGGGCAATTACCACACAGCAGTGTCTGAATCATTCGCAATCATGGGACTTACCCTCTTTGCAGAATATATTGACGCTGTTGCTGTCGGAACTATCAACGCAACTCAGACACTTGGAACTCTGACTGTAAACTCCACAGCAGGAAGTAAGAGCGGAGATACAAAAGTGACTGTTACTCCGGCAAAAGTAAGCGCAGGAAATGTGTACAAGTACAAAGTTGCATCATCTGAGACTACCGTAGACTACGGACAGAACGTGAAGAACTGGAGCGCATGGGATGGAGAATCCGACATTACAGCAGCAACAGGGCAGGTAATCACAGTGGTTGAGTGTGACAGTACCTATAAGGCATTGAGTGCCGGACATGCGACTGTAACAGCAAAATGATAATCGTGGGAGGTAACTGGCATGGCTTATGCAGATTATGATTTTTACACAGAATCCTATTATGGCAATGTCGTGCCAGAAGCTGACTTTGATCGTCTGGCAGCCAGAGCCAGCGATTTTATTGATACATTGACATTTGATAATTTGGTGGACGGACTGCCAGCTGATAAGCGTTCACAGAAACGTATTAAAAAGGCGGTCTGTTCACTGGCTGAATTAATGTATCAGATTGAGCTTGCTGAAAAGAATGCTGCCAATGCCGCCGTTAGTGGTACATCAACCACAATCGGGTCCGGTGGTAGCACAACAGGCATTGTAACATCTGTAAGTTCCGGCAGTGAATCCATCTCTTACGCCACACCACAGCAGATTGGAGCGAGTGCAAAGGAATGGAGTGCGGTGTATGCCGCCGCTGGGGATGTACAGAAAACGAATGATTTACTCCTTAAGACAGCATTGCCGCTTCTGATGGGAGTAAGGACGGACGATGGAATACCAGTATTGTATGCAGGAGTGTAAATGATATGAAAGATTACGTCGAAGTAAACGATAAGAAATATTGTGAAGTAGACAACTGCACGTGCGTAAAGTATAAAAACGGCAAAAAGTATTGTATGGGTTGCTGAAACGTAGTCCCAACCAGAAAGGATAAATAATGGATATTTCAACATTAGGCTCATGTGTAGCAATCGTTATGATCTGTTACATCGTAGGAATGGGCTGTAAAGCGTCAAAAAGAATCTCTGATGAATGGATTCCAGTAGTCATGGCGGTTATTGGTGGAATTCTCGGAGCGGTCGGAATGGGAGTTATCCCAGATTTCCCGGCATCGGATTATATTACAGCAGTTGCAGTTGGCATGTTTAATGGATTGTCAGCTACTGGTGTGAATCAGGTTATTAAGCAGACAGTGCAGAAAGAGTGATTTTATGGGTGGACGTGGCGGAAGTAGCGGATTAAGTGGAACAAAAGAAACCGCATTTTCTGTGACCATGAATGGAGAAACAACAGAATATAAGTTTACCAGAAAAGGCAAACAGAATTATTATCAGCGCGGCATCGGTGGACATATCGAAGAAACGCCACTGAACATGTCCGCATCTGAGTTTCGTAAAAGAGTGGAATCCAACGGCGCAACTGTAAAGAAAATGAGTGTATCTAGTTGGAACAAAACAGAGAAAGCCAGAGAGATAGAACATGTAAACCGTCCTGATTATGAACTTGGCATTGGCTTGAAAGATAATTCGGCATACATGAAGACAGCGAGAAGAAACAGACTTATGACCAGAGCCATGAAAAGAAAGAGATAGCCTATGGCAAATAAATCGACCAGTATAGCCTATGAAAATCTGAATCGCCGCATCTTCCCCGGCGTTGTCGAATACGGTATACCGCAGATAGAACCTGAGACATTCGAGGGCAACTGTGAGTTTGTCGGTTTTAATTATGCCAGAGGAAAATGCAGTAATCCAGAAGAGAAAGCTGTTCATTTCTTCTTAGATGATTACCAATTCGATGCGCTATGGAGAAATCCAGACAGATATGTGGATAAGCTGAGTAAATTCCGGTACATTCTGACACCGGACTTCAGCACATACACCGATTTCCCTAAAGCCATCCAGATATACAACCATTACCTCAAACACTGGATAGGCACATATCTCCAAGAGTACGGTTGCCGTGTGATTCCAACAATCTCATGGAGTACACCGGATTCTTACGATTGGTGTTTCGATGGAGAGCCAGAGGGTGGAACAGTTGCAGTATCTTCTGTTGGTTGCATGAATGGAAAGAAAAAGAAAGGGCTGTTTCTTTCTGGTTACAATGCCATGATTGAGAAGTTGCACCCAGAAAGCATTATCTTTTACGGGAAAGTGCCGGAAGAGTGTAAGGGTAATATTGTTAGAATTAAAGCGTTTCACGACAGATTTTCAAAAGCAATATGTGAAGGATAGGAGGGTATCATGTATAGCAAAACAGTAACAGTTTTCAACTATTATGAAAGCAAAACAACTGGAGATGCGTACTGGTATCCTCATGTTTTATCCGGCGTTGACCTGATTACGGACAAGGGAGCAATCCTTAAAAAGTACGGGCCAGACGCAACAGACAACGCACAGTTGCACATCCGTTACACTGTCCAGAACGGCGAGATAACGATTACTGATAAAGGCGGCAAGATTCTTCCATGGGTGCCCCCTAAAGAGTGGAAAAGACAGATTAACAACGCTCTGGAAGATACTATCACATTTTCGGACGAATCGTTTTTCTGGGAGGGTGAATGGACTGGTGGAACGGTAACTGACAGTGATTACCGGAATGGATTCTACCAGTACATGAATGAGAACAAGGATAACGTGTTCAAGATTACCAGTGTTGGTGGTCCATATACACTGATTCCACATTTTGAGATTCTGGGTAAGTAATATGAGTAAGATTCATCATTTTAAAGGATTCTCCGTAGTCGATGGAGATATGAAAATAAAGCTGAATATGGACAGGTTCTCCAGGCAGTATCAAGAAGCTCAGTATCTCCTTGATGGGATGGTCATGGACAGTATGGTTCCGTTTATGCCGATGATTTCAGGAGATTTCATTGACGAGACAAGGGCAAAAAGTTCCTCTATGCAAGGTACAGGATTTGTTTGTGCGGCGGCGGCACCTTATGGCAGATTCCTCTATATGGGGAAAACGATGGTGGACGAGCTGACTGGAAGTCCTTACGCTCGGCAGTATGCCAAGAAAGTCCTTGTCAGTCAGTTTTCTGGTCAGACAGCCGCAAAGGAAAATCTTGAATACACCAAACAGGCTCACCCACGAGCACAGGCAAAGTGGTTCGACGCCGCTAAACGACAATACGGTAGCACGTGGATTCGTAAAGTAAAAGCACAGGCAGGAGGCGGCAGACATGGCGGATAAACCTATTGGAAAAGATGCGACCGGATACGAAATTCTGACAGATGCCATGAAAGCACTTCTGAACCAGTATCCAGGACTATACGAAAATGAAACAATTAAATTTGAGGAACTTGGCAAAGAATCTGGAATTGCGTTCTCAGCAGATAACGGGGCATTGATTTATTCAGAAAAAGAAGATATCTGTGGAACAATGCATCAGGTATGCCAGTATCCATTTTATGTGGTATACCGAACAGCATCCGACAAGGAAAGGCAGAAACTATCTGTTCAGAAGTTCCTTGACAATCTCGGTAAATGGATATGCCGAGAACCAGTTGTCATAAATGGTGCTGAGACACGTTTAAATGCGTTTCCTGAGCTTTCACAGGGGCGAGTGATAAAACGCATTACCCGTGATAACTCTTATGGCTTAGAGCCACAGGAGAGTGGCGTACAGGACTGGTTATTGCCATTATCGGTACGCTACGAAAACACTTATGAAGTAATATAACAAGTAACAACCGGCTATCAATTAGAGGTAGCCGCTAACCTACACAGCCTTTTAAAAGTTATAGGCAGAAAGGACATTTCTATGGCAGTTACAGGCAAGATTGACCGTAAATATATGGCTCATTACATCGATGCAGGCTCCCTCTGTGGGGGACTGACACCGAAATATGAACGTCTTGGAAAGGATCTGGAAGAGTACAATGTCGAACTCAACCCAGATACCGAAACATCTAAAAACATTCTTGGAGAATCCACATTTAAACATAATGGCTACGAAGTTTCTTCTGATGCTGATCCGTTCTATGCAGATACTACCTCTGATCTGTTCACAGCATTACAGAAGATCGTAGATGGACGCCTCAAAGACGACAACCTCAAAACAAAAGCAGTTGAGGTTCATCTCTGGACAGAAGCTACGGCAGGCAAATATGAAGCATATCAGCAGGACTGCTACGTTGTGCCGACCTCCTACGGCGGTGATACATCCGGATATCAGATTCCGTTTACTGTGAACTACGTTGGTGAACGTGTAAAAGGAAAATTTGATATCAGTTCCGGTACATTTACAGCTGACAGTGAATAAGCACATATACAAGGAGGACACGCCAAATGGCAAAAGTAATTAATACCAAAATTGATGATGGAATTCTTATTTTCACATTCACGAATAACGAAGACGAAGTTTTTTCTTCTTTTAAATTGAATCCGACCGATATCAATGTAGCAGCACGTGCAGAAGAAACGGCAGAATACTTTGAACAGCTTAAAGATTCTATTCAGAAGGTCACTTCCGGTAAAGAGATGGCAGAGTTGAATAGACAGATTGAGGACAAAATCAACTACCTGCTCGGATATGAAGCATCAAAAGACCTGTTCAAAGAGCCGATCACGGCAACTACTGTATTCGGCAATGGTCAGGTATTCGCTTATATTGTTCTTGATAAGATCGCAGAAGCAATCGCACCGGAAATCGAAAAGAGAAAAAAGAAAATGCAGGCAGCAGTCAATAAGTATACGGAGAAGTATGCAAAATGACCGCCTATGAGCTTCCCACCTCACTAAATATAAGTGGGGTGGATTTTTCTATCAGGACAGATTTCCGAGCGATCATTGATATTCTCATTGCTATGAATGACCCAGAGTTAGACGAACAGGCGAAAGCAGTTGTTATGCTACAGATCCTGTTTGAGGACTGGCAGAGTATACCGGCTGAATATCTGGATGAAGCTTGTCAGAAAGCATCGGAGTTTATCGACTGTGGACAGTCGGACGATAACCCGAACCACCCAAAGCCCCGTTTGATGGACTGGGAACAAGATGGAGATATGATCGTTCCGGCGGTAAACAAGGTTGCCGGTAAAGAAATCAGAGCAGTGCCTTATATGCACTGGTGGACGTTCTTCGGGTACTTCATGGAATCCGGCGAGTGCCTGTTCAACACAGTTGTTGGAATCCGGTCAAAAAAGGCAAAAGGTGAACGTCTGGATAAATGGGAAAAGAAATTCTATCACGATAACAAGAACATTATTGATATAAAAACACGTCTCAGCGACGAGGAGCAAGCGTATAAAGATGCGCTGAATGAGATGTTGAACCTCAAATAGTTAGGAGGTGAACGCATGGCTGCTGATGGCTCAGTCATTATTGATACCAGGATGGATACAACCGGTGTCCAAAATGGCGTATCAGCTATAAAACAGTCATTTAACGGTCTTGGGAGTGCTGTAAAAAAAATCGGCCTGCTGATTGGTGGAGCGTTTGCTGTCGGCAAATTGGTACAGTTTGGGAAAGAGTGCGTGGAGCTTGGCTCTGATCTTGCGGAAGTTCAGAACGTGGTCGATGTTACATTTACAACCATGTCAGACAAAGTAAATGAATTTGCAAAGAACGCTATGACCAGCGCTGGACTATCGGAGACTATGGCAAAGCGGTATGTTGGTACATTCGGAGCAATGTCAAAGTCGTTCGGATTCTCAGAAGCACAGGCTTATGACATGTCAACGGCTCTGACACAGCTAACCGGTGATGTGGCATCGTTTTATAACATAAGTCAGGATCTGGCGTATACCAAACTGAAATCAGTGTTTACGGGTGAAACGGAAACGCTCAAAGATCTCGGCGTGGTAATGACCCAGTCGGCACTAGATCAGTACGCACTGGCAAACGGTTATGGTAAAACAACGTCTGCCATGACCGAGCAGGAGAAAGTAGCTCTCCGTCTGGCTTTTGTGCAGAAACAGTTATCGGCTGCATCTGGTGATTTCATTCGAACATCTGACTCATGGGCGAATCAGGTGCGAGTGATGCAACTGCAGTTGCAGTCATTAAAAGCAACAGTCGGCCAGGGATTGATTAATATTTTCACGCCTGTTCTGAAAGTAATCAATATTCTGCTCGGTAAACTGGCAACTCTGGCAAATGCCTTCAAGTCATTTACGGAGCTTATTACTGGCAAGAAATCATCAGGTCAGACAGGTGGAAGCGGCGCAGGGCTTGCCGGAGCGGATGCAATTGCAGATACGGCAGATCAGTATGGACAGGCAGCCGATAATGCAGAGAAACTGGCAGATGCCACGAACGACAATGCGAAAGCTACAAAAAAAGCGAATAAGGAAACAAAAAACTATCTTTCATCGCTTGATGAAGTGCACAAGGTTAGTTCTACAGGGAGTACATCTTCAACGCCATCCGGTTCTGGAACCGGCGGAACTGGTTCTGGGGGCGGCGGATTGCCGGGTTCGGTTGACAGTGTAAATTATGGCAAACTCGCAGAGGGAGAAAATGCGCTGGACAAAATCAGTGATTCTGCCAAGAAACTAGCCGACCTTCTTAAAAAACTCTGGAAGCCATTCCAGGACGCATGGAAAAAAGAGGGCAAGAATACTATTAATGCGGCAAAAACCGCACTTGATGGACTCAAAAAGCTCGTTGTAAGTGTAGGTAAAAGCCTTGTAGAGGTCTGGACAAATGGCACAGGCACAACGATGTTAGAAACCATGCTGAGGATTGCTCAGAATGTGCTTAAAGCTATCGGTAATATTGCATCTGGTTTCGCAGATGCATGGAACAAAAACAGTGTTGGAACGCAGATCATCCAGAACATTGCAGATGCCCTTGTGGTAGTTATGCAGTTTGTTGAAAAAATCGCAGAGGATACAGCAACATGGGCGGCGAACCTTAATTTCTATCCTCTACTGGAATCTATCAGTAATCTAACAAGTACGTTTGCGCCAATTCTGGAATCTATCGGAAATGTTCTTGAATGGATTTATAACAATATTGTTCTTCCAATGCGGAAATGGCTGATTGAAACGGGAATTCCAATAGTGATCAACCTAGTGTCTGATTTGGCAAGATTTTTCGCAGACCATCAGTCAATTATTGAGGCATTCGGCGCAGCTCTGATCGGAGCATTTGCGGCAGCGAAGATTGCAGGCTTAGCTTCGAGAATCGCAGGAAGTATAACGACAGTAGCAAGTTTCATTAAGGGTCTTATTGCACTCATGACCGGCTCTGGCGGCATTATTGGTGGAATCAAAGCCATTGCGACAGCTGTCGGACCGGGCGGAATTTTTATAGCAGCAGTAACAGCTTGCATTGCGATTGGTGTATTGCTGTACAAAAACTGGGACAAAATAAAAGAAGTTGCAGGTGCGGTATGGAGTTGGATTAAAGACAAAACCATAGCTTTCGCCGATGGAATAAAATCCAAACTTAGTGATTTGGCAGAAAAGATTGTTTCTATTTGGAATGGTATCAAATCAAGTGCAAAAGAAAAGTGGAGCGCTATATGGTCCACTATAAAAGAAGTTGTAAAGAGGATAGTTGATGGAATCGTTGATAAATTCAAAAGTGCAAGAGACAAGGTTATTGATACGTTCGAGGGTATTAAAAACAAAGTTAAAGAGATATTCAATAAAGTTATCGGTATCGTAAATGGCGCAATCGGTACGGTGAACGGCGCGATCAGTGGAATTGAATCTGCAATGTCATTTGGTCCGTGGGAAGTGCCTACACCATTCGGCTCTAAGACGATCGGATTTAGCGCAAGCTTTCCAAGAGTACCGACTATTCCATATCTGGCAAAAGGTGCAGTTATTCCACCAAGAAGCGAATTTCTGGCTGTCCTGGGCGACCAGAAACAGGGCAATAACATTGAAACACCAGAAGCGCTGCTCAGAAAGATTGTTCGCGAAGAATCCGGAAGCAATTCCGGTGGAGATTATCATTTTACTGCTCAGATTAACCGAAGAACAGTATTTGATGAAATTATCGAAGAAGCAAAGTTAAGACGTGATACAAGCGGCAGAAACCCGTTTGAACTGGCATAGGAGGTGGAAGCGTGGCAACTATTCCAAAAAACATAACGGAACGATACAAAATGAATGGGGCTTCCATCTATCAGCCGGACAAAGATATGGGTTACAACCTTGAAACAACTTATTCAGAAGGTAGTAACCGTACGCAGTTTGGAAAAGCATTACTGACTCCACTATTTACAGTTGAACAATATAGCTATGAAGCATCAAACGTTCCAGTTGTAGAAGCAAACAAAATTCTCAAAATTATCGCAAAAGGAAAAACTTTCAATTTGTATCATTGGTCGCTTTACCACATGGCATGGAGAACTGACCCGTTTTATGTCGGAAAAGCAAGCCTAACTATTGGAGAAATTTCGCAAGACTTAAAATTTGTATCAAAAATATCTTTTAACATGCAGGGGGTGAATCCACTTGATTAATGTATCTGATACATTTAAGCAGAAATTAGCAGATGGCGAACCTGTCTGGGAGGTGGTGGATATCACCTTTCCTGATGGGAGAACCAAAACCGTACAGAACGAGATTATGAGCAGCAACAACTCATTTTCTGATTGTGCAGAAAGTAGCAGCTTTCCGATTGGCTGCGTTGTTTGTAAATCCATGACATTGGAGTTGGACAACACTTCTGATCAGTGGAAAAACTATAATTTCTACATGGCAAAAGTTCATGCGTATCTTAAAATGCAGACCTCCGTAGCAAGTCCGGCTGCAACAGATGAATTGCTGGATGAAAACTATGACCCAATTCTTGACCAGAGTGGCGGTGCGATTCTGGCAACAAAAGCAGCGACAGAAGACAGAGTCGAAACCATTGATAAAGGTATTTATACAATTACGACACCAGAACAATATGGCGAAATCCTTAGTTTTACCGCTTTGGACGATATGTATAAAACGAACGCAACTTATATATCTCATCTGGTTCTGCCACAGTCAATAGAGACTCTTGTTAGAGATGCGTGTGAGACTCTTGGTATTCCGTCAGAAGTCTCCATGGCTCATGGAAATCTGATCGTGTCAGAGATTCCGGAAAACATGACGTTTCGTCAGTTGTTCGGATGGGCAGCAATGCTTGAGACTGCGAACGCTCGCCTGGACAGCAGAGGATACTTGCGATTTATCAGATGGGATTTTTCCAATGTACAAGAAGATTACAACGCAGTAGTGGACGCTGATGGAAATGTAACATTTAAAGGCGGCGCAAGTATTGACTCAGAAAGTTTTATCAGTCCGACAGGGAACTGGACAATTGATAGTGATGGATTCTTGACACTGATCGAATCAGCAGCTGACACATCCGAAAAGCTCAAAGACTTTTTTACAAGTCCAACCGTTTCTAGTGATGATATTGTGATTACTGGAATCAAGCTAAAAAATAGAGAAAATGAAGCCATGTACGGAAGCACAGGATATGTTCTTGAATTGGAGAACGACCTTGTTGCGGATTCGGACTTGGACACGGTAGCTGCTCAAATTGGCGATTCCATAATTGGAGCTAAATTCCGTAACATGTCGGGAGAACTTGTATATAACCCACTCATTGAGTTTGGAGATATGGCATATACTTATGATCGCAAATGGAACAGATATATAACTCCGCTGACGGACGTTTCTTGTTCCGTTAATGGAAAGACTACTGTAAAAACTCAAGCCGACGACCCTATCAGAGGGCAGAGCAAGTTCCAGTCAGAATCCACTAAGGCAATCGTAGAGGCAAGACGACTTGTTAAAAAAGAACAATCAGCTAGAGAAAAAGCAGTAAAGAAATTAGAAGAAACCTTAAAAAATTCTTCTGGATTATATGAAACATCAGTCGCACAGGAAGATGGCAGTACTATTACATATCTGCATGACAAGCCTACACTTGCAGAATCAAAAAATGTAATTAAATTCACAGCAGAAGCCATTGGCGTATCCAATGATGGTGGCAAAACATATCCTTACGGTTTCTTTCTGACAGGCGATTTGATAGCAAAAATTCTGTACGCACATGGTATCAATGCTGATTATATTGACACAGGCGCACTGACTGTCAGAGATAGCGATGGAAACATAATCTTCCAGGTTGATATGGACACCAAAAAAGTAATCATCAGTGGTGATAATGTTGTAATTGGTGGTAGTTCTTTGCCGGATAAACTGACAAAAATGGACAACAATATTGCATCTGCCAAGAATATGACATTCCAGCTGTCGAACGATATGCAGACGATTACGGCTGATGCAGATGGCAATATCGCAGTATTTCCACAGGTATCTACCAAAGCTACTGTAATGTATGGCTCATCGGATATTACAGACGATTGTAGTTATACAATCACAAAATCCGACAGTATCACAGGCTCTTGGAGTGATGCAACACATATCTACAATGTTACTGGGCTATCGGCAGACAATGGATGGATAGACATCAGAGCAACATATCTCAGCAATCTGTCAGTAACAAAAAGATTCACGATTTCTAAGCAGAAAAAGGGAGAAGATGGAAAAGATGGTGAACCTGGTAGAACATACATGGTTGAGCCATCATGTAACGTCTTGAAACGTGGCTCTGACAAGACAATTAGTCCAAACTTTATAACCTTTAAAGCGTATTATCGTGATGGTGATTCAGCTGCTAGAGTACCTTATAAAGGCAGATTTATCGTTGAAGAAACTGTTGATGGAAGTGCTTGGAAAACCATTTATATTAGTTCAACCGATGAGGATACAGTAACACACTACCTGTATTCTATTTTAACAAATAGTTCAGGTCAAGCAGTAGCAAGCTCCAATGGCTCAACCATTGGTATTCCTAGAGATGTGACGAATGTTAGATGTAAATTATATGCATCCGGTGGTACTACGACATTGATGGATATGCAGAGCGTGGCGGTCGTTATTGATATAGACAATTTGACGCAGGAGCAAATAGTTAGCATTCTGACTAATGACGGGGCTTGGAAGGGATTATATTATAGCAATGGGCGTCTCTACGTCAGCCTTGATGCTCTTCTTGGTGGAACAGTTACCTTGGGCGGCAAAAAGAATGGGAACGGTTATCTGAAAATTAAAGATGCCAGCAATGCTGTTAAAGGATTAATTGATCGCTCTGGATATACTGTATTTACAAGCTACGAAGAAAATTCAGAGTACATGAAATATACAGGTGTACAGTTTTCAAGCGATGGAATATTCCCTGTTGATATCAAGAAGTTCTTTGGCGATGAAGTAGATATTGAAATCGAAAATAGCGAAAATTGGGGAATCAGTTGGGACGATAACAGTCTAACCGTACATGCCACAGAGGTATCGGCTGACACTGGTACATTTGAAAATTTAACTGTTACTAATCCTGCATCTTTCGCAAAATCGCCAAAGATAGAAGACATGGAGTATACGACATCATCAAATACTGTTTGTTGGGATGGACGTACAGGATACAAACAGCTGATGCTAAAATCTTCATCTTCAAAGCGCTATAAAGATATCGGAAGCGATATTTCAGAGCAAGAAATTGAAGAATGGTACAATATTGAACCACTTTGGGCGAAATATAAAGAGGGATATCTAGTTGAAGGGGATGAGAATGAAGGAAGATATATCCCAATGTTCATTGCAGAAGACGTAGAAGAATATTTTCCAGAAGCCACCAGACACGCCAATGGACTTGTTGAAGACTGGAATGAACGTATCATGATTCCGGCTATGTTTGCAATGATAAAAGCTCAGAAAAAGAAAATTGACCAACAGGAGAAACTTATTAATAAACTTTGCGAAAAGTTAAATATAGAATGAATTATGAAATGGAGGTACATAAATGTCAGTAAAGCAAGTACAAGCCATTGTAAATGGTCAGACTTATACCCTTACTTATAACAGTAATACGGGTAAATATGAAACCACAGTAACAGCACCAAGTAGGTCCAGTTACAGCCAGAGTGGACATTATTACGGAATAACAATCAAGGCAACGGACGACGCTGGAAACGTGACCACCAAAGATGCGACAGATTCCGCAATCGGTAGTTCGCTGAGATTAACCGTTAAAGAAAAGGTTGCACCGGTAATCACGGTCACCAATCCAACTGCATCCGCAACACTTACCAATAACAAACCGACTATCACATGGAGCGTCACAGATGATGATTCTGGTGTTAATCCGTCTACTATCGGTATCACAATCGATTCCGGAAGTAAGATTACTGACGGCATTACAAAGACTGCTGTAACCGGTGGTTACAATTGTTCGTACACACCGGCAACAGCGCTTACCGACGGTTCTCATACCATTAGGTTTGACGCATCCGACTACGATGGAAATGCTGCTTCTCAGAAATCTGTAACGTTCAAGATTGACACCGTTCCACCGACACTGAGCGTAACCTCTCCGTCTGATGGATACGTTACCAACAAGAGCACGATCACTGTATCTGGTACAACCAATGATGCAACCTCATCTCCTGTTGCGGTAACGGTCAACGGTGCATCTGTAACGGTTGGTAGCAACGGAGCATTCAGCACTACGGTTACATTGTCCGCAGGAACAAATACAATTAATATCGTTGCGAAAGACAGTGCCGGTAAGACAACAACCATTACCAGAACTGTCAAGTATGACCCGAACCCGCCGAAGATCACAGCCGCAAGTGTAACGCCTAATCCGGTCGATGCAGGCAAGACTTACGTGATCTCCGTAACAGTTACTGATGACTGATGATTACAAGAGTATATGGCTCGTGTAATGAGTTCACTATTGAGTTCCAGAGACGAGAGGGATCGGATCTCGAAATCTGGGACGCAATAGTCCCTGCCAATAGAGATGGACAGTATGTCATAGAAATCTATGCAGAAAATAGTGGTGGCTTGACAGCTTATACCGCCACTGTACTGTTTCTGATATCAGGGCACGAGATTGCTGGAAAGCTCGTTCCGAGAGGATATACGGCAGAATCAGAGAACATCGAGTACAGCTCATTGCTGAATCTGAGCCAGCTGACGGCAGAGCTTGTAAAGCAATGTTTCAGCGGACATAAAACATGCTGAAAGGAGAGAGGACATGGCAATTAGATACGTAGATAGCAATACAATAATGGATTTGGGAGAAAAAATCCGATTTAAAAGTAAAGTAGAGCCGGTATGCGGTGTAGACATCCCTTTTTCCATCATTTCAGCGGATTACGAATTGATTTTCGTTGATACAGATGCTGAAACAGAGACTGTAGAAGATCAAGGAAACTGCAATATCAACGAGCATACGCTAGATGCGTTAATTGAGCCACAAAAAACAGGAATCTATTGTCTGAGATTCATATATAAAATTGCAGATGAAACGTGGGTAGATAATTATAAAATCAAAGTGAAAGGGTGATATGCATGGCAGATGCAAACATTTATATAGCCGGTGCAAGCATAAGCCCTACATCAGTGCAGACAGGGGCGAAATATGCGATTGCTGTTGATGTTCGGAATGTCCAGTATGTATTAGGCACAAGTGATGGATCAGCACTTGCCACTTCTGATGGTTCGATGCTGAGAGTGAAAGAATAGAGGTGATTATATGGCAGAATCATTAAAAACAATATTAATGTCGGCACTGGCTTCGAAAGCAACGCCGGCAGAAAGTGACACATTGATAGTTGGAGAAGGGAATGTATTAAAAAAAATATCGTTCTCACAATTATTTACATACCTGAAAGACAAGCTAGGCATTAATACATTAAACACGAATATAAGTAATTTAATGCAAATATCATCTGATACAATTAAAGAAATAGATGTTCCTGCGTCAGGATCTGTAATGATAACATTTACTAAATTCAAACCTAAAAGTGGTTATAATAGGGTTGTTTTAGCTCATAGTTTTAATAATTCTTCTAACGGAGGTTCAAATTATTCTGGAATGTTTATATATAACACTACAGGAGCAACGGACGGAATACAAGTATTTATTCATAATGTATGGAGTAGTAAAGGAAAGGTTAATTTATCATTAACTGTTGCATATATACAATCAAATTTCTTTAATTAATGCTAATAAATCCGTCTTTTATATAGTTATTAATAGCATTGATGGTGCTAACTGCGCCTGTAACACTATTTACACCTATTCCTAACAAAGTCTTTAAATTTACTCCATTTGGAAATGTGGCTAGTAGAGTACCATTAGCAAGGCCATCAGGAATTGCTAAAGTTAAATGAGCAAATACTATATCATTATTGTATATGCAATATGCGCCGCCAAGTTTGTTGTGACTGTTTATGGCATGCCAACGGCAACAGAATAAGGCAAGTAATAGCACTTTAGATGGAATGAGGAATAAAAAAGGCTCAGATCGAGCAGATTGTGAACCAGATAAGCGAGAGAGCAAATCTTGTAAGACAGCTGTATCCTCATCTTATCCGGCATACCACAGCCACAATGTCTCTTGAGCGTGGTATGGATGTTACGGAATTGCAAAAGATGTTAGGACATGAAAAATTAGACACGACTATGATTTATGCGAAGGTATTGCAAGAATCATTGAAATACAGTCACCACAGATACGTGGTGTGAAAGGAGAACATATGGAAATTAAAGGAATTGACGTATCATCGTGGCAAGGGAAGATTGATTGGAATAAGGTTGCAAATTACGGAATGGATTTTGCAATCTTGAGAATTACAGAAGCCGGAAATGTTATTGATGGACAGTTCGAGAACAACTTTGCCGGATGCAATAAATATAAAATTCCAGTAGGAGTATACAAGTATTCCTATGCTTCGACAGTATCCGAAGCCCGGAGTGAAGCCAGAAAGGTTGTTTCCGTACTGAACGGAAGAAAGATTCAGTTTCCAGTATTCCTCGACTTAGAGAATCATAGACAGAGAGTACTTGGAGCTGAAAGTATTCATAATCTGGCAGAAGCATTCAGAGAGATTATTGTTGCTGCTGGTTATAAATTTGCAATCTATTGCAATCTTGACTGGTACATGAATGTGATTTGCAGTCACCTCAAAAAGCATGATTTCTGGATTGCCAGATATCCGGCAAATGATAACGGGACAGTAGTTGAGAGATTACGTCCAAGTTGGGGTGTTGGCTGGCAGTACAGCTCAAAAGCAACGATTCCAGGAATTAATACCAAAGTTGATAGAAATATATTTTATAAAGATTATACAGAAGCAAAGGAGAGTGGAACAATGGCAAAGACAAAAGAACAGATTATCCAGAATGTGAGAAACGATGCAGTAAGCTTTGCGGTAAATATTGCCAATGATAACAGTCATGGATACAGTCAGAGAATTAGGAGTTTATACGAAATTAACATTCCGAAATCTTTTGACTGTAGCTCATTGGCACTTACTGCTTATTACTATGCGTTCCTCAAAAATGGGCTTACCAAACAGGTGCGTTATCTCAAAGAGAATTGCTCTTATACTGGCAATATGCTCAAGATGCTGAATGCCGGATTTGAGGTTGTCGCTAGGAATCAGACCGCACACAAACAGATGATAAAAGGCGACCTGGAACTGGCGGACAATAATCCGAATGGATCCAATAGTCATGTAGCAATGGCGATTGGTAAGAACGACATTGTTCATGCCAGAAGTTCGGAGGGCACAAAAGATACGAAAGATAATTCTGGAAATGAGATCCGTACACAGCCCTGGTACCTGTACAGTCACGGATGGACGCATCGTCTTAGATTTACTGGAAAAGGAATTGATTTTAGTGGACTTACCAATACTACTGGAAGTAAGCCTACCGCAAAACCATCAACTAGCACAAAACCATCAACGACCACATCGAAAGGAGCCGGTTATATGTTTGAGCCAAAATTAGTAAAACTTGGAAGCGAAGGAACTTCTGTCCTGTTGCTTCAAGAGATTTTGATCGCAAGAGGATTTAAAGGAAAAAACGGGAAAGCACTGAGCTTATCCAGAAAAGCAGATGCAAATACCATTTATGCATTAAAACAGTATCAGAAATCCAGAAACGGGGTTCTGAGCGTTGACGGGGAATGCGGAAAGAACACCTGGAAAGATTTGATTGCGATCTAAAAAGTATAAAATTTAAGCCCCTTGGAGGTTACTCCTTGGGGCTGTTTTTTTACATATTGTATCAAATTCGTGTTGCATTTCGTGTTGCATAGTTCTTCTTTTTTATGCCAAAACTGGCAAAATAACATATTTTATGAGCTAATTTGAAATTGCCGAAACCATTGAAAACACTACGTTCTTTGCGAGAACCAGTGAATACAAGATTTTCATAAAAATGCGGATGACAGGACTTGAACCTGCAAGAAAAATCCTAATATACGCTATTTTTCAGCACTTTCTTTTTTTGTGTTGCATTTCGTGTTGCATAGCTTTGAAAAATAATCATTCCCAATTTCATTCATCTCTTTTTCTCGATCAACCAGAACGTGCCGATATACATTTTTTAATGTGGTATCATCCTCCCAACCGCCACGCTGCATAATATATACATCTGGAATTCCAAGAGTATGCAATTCAGATGCGCAATAATGACGCAAATCATGGAATCGAAAATGATGAATCTGATTATCCTCTAAAACATCAGCGAATCTATTAGATATTTGTGCCGGATTTAAATTTGTTATTTTTCCATGTATACCTTTAAGTTTTTCTGCAACGAAATCCGGAAATGGAATAAAACGATCGCCAGCAAAAGATTTTGGTCTTTTGATAACCCAACCATGAGAATCGTTCATAACCATTGCATATTCGACATGTACCACATTTTGGCTGATATGATCAGAATTAAGCGCGCAGATTTCTGACCGCCTCATCGGACCGAACGCTGCCAAAAGAACAGGTATCTCTAATTCACTACCTGCAGTACATTCAATTACCTTTTTGACTTCGGCAGATGTAGGTACATAGATTTTCGGTCTTACCTTTTTAGGTAAGGAAGTTCTTAAGATAAAATCCGAACGATAGGTCTTCAAGACAGTAGAAAGAAAGCCATGCATATTGTACACAGTTTTTGGCGAATGAGTAAGTGCTTCACGATTTATTTCAGCCTGGACATCCTCTTGAGTGATTTCCATTATATTTAATGGCATAAGTTTAGCCATGTCTCTTTTGACAGATCGCTTATATTCTCGAATAGTTCCAGGTGATAAGATACCTGTTCTGCTTTCGATGTATTTATTACAAGCCTCTTTTAATGTCATATCTTCTGGTGGAACATATCGCGCAGTCAATACTTCACTTTCTTTTTTTGCTGCCCATTCGGCAGCCATTTGCTCACAGATTCGCTTCCCTTTTTTGCTAGGATCTGAACATGTAAAAGATTTATAAACCCTTTTCTTTTTGATAGTCCCGTCTGATAACGGGATTTCTTCGATGTGACTGAATACCTGACATCTCCATGAGCCAGATGGCAGTTTTTTTGCAGTTGCCATTTCTTTTCCTCCTTATTAACCGAACAAACTTTCTGACTTGTCCGAACACACCGAAGATGATACAATATGACTTGTCAGGCGATACGTTTCACTTCGTTATGCTTTGCGGAACGTAAAAATATTTTTCTTTTTTTTAAAAACCGGTTCCCGTTGGTAGCAGGAGCCGGTTCTTTTTATAAAAGTTCTGATTTTTTCTGGTCAAATTCTTCTTGAGTAATAATACCGCTATCTAAAAGCTCTTTGTAATCCTTCAGTAGTTCAACGGATGTTTTCTGATTTCGAACATTTTCAACAGCATCAGAGCTTTTGGAAATATTGAAACTCTTTAACTGCATATCTATATTTGAACTACAGCGGAATCCAATAATATTTATTTGATTGGTTTCGATATTCCGCATTTTCATAGATGCATAAGAATCCACTTCAATGTTATCACTTGTTGTGGTAGCAGTTCCAGTAGTAGTGGAATTATTCTTTCCTTTAGTTTTCTTTCCGGTTCCAACAGCTGCACCGACAGCTGCACCGACAACAGGGTTTCCAAGCGTGACAGCTGTAGCAGCCGTACCAATAACAGCACCAGCTAATCTTCCTTTTCGTTTTGTTTTTTCTTTACTTTTCCCTTTAGTGTGAGATGTTGTAGTTGTCTTTTCTACTGTTCTGTATTCCGACCCGTTCCATTCATAGTCGAAAAGTTCATATTTGGTTGGAGCATCTGACACTGTAACAGATCCATCTTTCCATTGCTTCAAATCAAATCTTGTGTGTTTGGAACCAAGCTCAAAATCCTCCTTACCGGATATAACTCTCAGATTCAATACTCGAACAGGTTTTTCTACAACCGCCGGCTGGGTTGCTACGGAATTATTTGATATTGCAGGTTTTTGAACCTTATTTTTAATAGACAGCAAAAGTGCAAAAATAAGATACAAAACAGCAATTCCAAATGTCTCAAGTACAACAACGACCATAATATTGTCCGATGAAAGATCGTTTGAACTCATCAAAGCCACAATCATCAGCACAATGAATGCAGTCCAAATAATCATCAACACATTTCGTATCTTTTTCATAGTTTCCCCCTTTGACACGATTACTCAAAATTTTCGATATAATTCTTATATAGATTCCTTATTTTTGCAGCCTCCCTCTGCCTGATCGGAACGATATCCCCTGATATCATTTCGAAATGATCTGACGCATCTTTGATTTCATCCATGTTTACGATGTAGCTCTGATGACAACGGAGAAATCTTCCGTCAAGGCGAGGCTCTATATCTGACAGCTTTCCACGTACTACATGTATGATACCGCAGGTACAGTGGACAAGAATTGATTTATTTCGGCTTTCTATGTATTCGATGTGACGGAATTCTACCCGATGGAAGTGATCTCGGTTTTTGATAGTCAAGGCTTTCTCACGGATATCTTCCAATGTGTGTGCTACGACAGAATACATGCGTCCATGCTCAGAGCCTTTGATGATGTAATGCACTGGCAAGACGTCCAATGCGTCAAATACATAGTTTTTGTATGCTGTCCAGAAGGCAATGTTGCCATTATATCCATTTTTCCTGAGCTGTCTTGCAACATTTATGCCATTCTCATTATCAAGGACCACATCCAACACGACTATATCGTACCATTGACCGTCTGCTATATCATCAATCAGCGGCTTTCCACTACTATAAGTGTTTAGCGTGTAACTCTTGTCTCCGCGCTTTTTCAAAAACTCATCAATATGAGCCTTAAAAAAATCAATCTGTAAAGAATTATCGTCACAAATCGCAATTTTCATGCAAATCAGTCCTTTAAATTGTCATTTTCGCCATTTGCGTTAAATAAGAATTCTATATGTTATAATTGATTATAGCATCATGCAATATAGTTGTAAATAGACGTTTGTAGGTGATTTTAGAATGAAAAGAGTCAAAAAAGTACTAATTTTGATATCAGTTATAGTTTTTGTCAATTATATAATCCATCTTCCAATGTGCGTGGATGATTATGTACACAAGGATTCTGACATATACTCTGCTCAACACATGTGCAGGCATTCGACCTTGACCAGGAACGCGAAGGGAATTTTGAAAACAGACGGTATTATAGAAACAATAAAAATTCCACTCAAAGCGAACTTCCTTTTTGCAAAAGTAAAAATTATATTCGATATTACGAATGTTCCGGTCTATCATTGGCAACTAGCGAGGGGTGATTTGTCCGCCGATGCCACTTTATCGTACCAAAGATAATGCAATGTAAAAGAGAGCAAGTGTTTTTGTGCGGTAGGAGGTATAATATGGATTACAAGAAAGAAATTATTGAAATGATAGAAAATATACATAGTGAAAAGATATTAAATCTTATTTATTGGTTCGTAAAAAGAGGATATAAAGAAGAAAGGGCAGGAAGATGACTCCCGCCCCGTTGCTTAGAAAATAAACTTCTCAAAAAAATCACATAACAAATCTTTTTTATCGGGTGACAGTTTATCGTATTCAAGAATTATTTTCATGAATCGTTTATCTGTCAGCCCGATTTTCATTGAAACATCTGCATATTCTGCATCAATTTCTTTGTCTTGCTTTTCATCTACTAAATCTGAAAGACCGATTCTAAAATATTTTGCCAAGGTACCTAATTTTCCAGTTCCGGGAATTGCCTTTCCAGTATACCACATATTAAAAGTAGTCGGATTAACTCCGATAGCTTCGGCAATTTCCTTTTGCTGCTTGCCACTCTCAGCAACATATCGGCTTAGATTTTTTGAGAAGATTCTTTTCTGCTCTTCGTTTGTCATTGTTCTTTCCTCCTTACATTTTGCATTGTACACCATATTCAAAAAAAATTCAATAGTAAATCCAATATTTTGGGATTTTGGTGTTGACAATCCAAAGCTATTGGGTTATAATGAGCTCATAAATTAAGAAAGGAGGCAAACAAATGCCACAAATTTGTTTAGAAGCAGTTCGTGTAAATGCACGATGTAATCAGAAAGAATGGGCTGAAAAGTTTGGAGTTTCCAATAATACAGTTATTAATTGGGAAAAAGGAAATACTGAGCCTACTTTATCACAGCTTAGAAAAATGAGTGAACTTTCTGGTATTCCTATTGACTTTATTTGCGTGCCCGATAAATCTAAATAAATTGAATTGAAGGAGCCGATTGATTGAAACGTAAGGAGGTGAAAAGCTATAAAGAAAATAAAGAAGTTTCTTCACTGGTATTTCTGCGAACCAAGAAAGACATTGCTTGAATGGTTTATGAAAAAATACCCAAACTTCCCAATACATATTTCAATAGCATCTTTACTGCTAATAATGCTTCGCCCAGAAGTGGAATCCTGTATACATCATATCCGGCAAATAGTGCAACGATTGATATTACTGTTGGAATAATGAATCGGAGCCGTTCTTTTCGCTTAATGCGAAAATACATTTTCCCAGCTCTGTTTACAGTATAAATTCCATTTGGCCTGTCAAGAAGTCCAAGCCGATGAAGATAGTCAAGTGTTTGGCAATTGAATAACCTATTGAATTTAAAAATTGGGAGCAGACGAAGAACTATCTTTTCTCTTAAAGAAAGTTCAATGTTAGAAAAATCAATATTATTCACGATACGTTCCTTTCTTAATTTCTAGCATGCTGGTTCTGGTATTTACAGAATAAGAGCGTATAGGTGAAATGTCAACACAATGTAATTAAAAGCAACACAGGAGGTAAAGAAAAATGTTAGACTGCACCGTCAGTAAAAATATTCTCGGTCAAGTTTCAGTTCAACTCGAAATGACGAGCCACGACTGGTCGAAATTAGAAACGTCCGGTGTGTGGAGTCAGATGGAACAGATTCTAATGGAATCTGAAACACAAAATAACTGCTGTTCCCGCCATAACTATGCTGAAGAGATTCCAAGCGAGCAGACAGATAACGAATATCTGAAAGAGCAGTTCGGAATATATTCACGATATGTGAAATCGTTATCCATCTGCACACGCGTTTTAGCAATTATCTCAATAATTTCTCTAATAATTGCAATAGTTGCTCTGATTGTATAGAAATTGAAAAAATACCTGTAATCAGCGCAATGATGGACAGAACAGTTGTTATCCAAAATCTGGATATATCTTGAAAATATGCTTTCATGGCAACTTCTCCTGCTTGCGTGATTTCATATTCGTACTCTCGCAATCTTGAGCGCATAAAGCATTTTTTGTTGAAAAGGTATTTGCAGGCATCTACTTCACGCTGATTGATAGGAGTAAATCCACAATTTCTTAAAGCTTTTTTCAATATTTTATATTGATATCTTGTTACCAAATGAGCACCTCCTTTACAGGAGAGTATATCACAAAATTCAAAAGACGAAACAAAGAAACTGTGCATTCACAGTAATTAAAGAGGAGGAAGAAAATGAAGAAATTTGAATTAACATCAGAAACCAAAATTAACATTTTCGGAAAGAAACTTTTCCGAATCAAAGCACTCATTTCATTTGCGGATGTAGAAGCCGGAGAAACTGGCGGATGGGTAGAAAAAGAAGGAAATGTAAACCAGTCCGGCGATGCATGGGTGTACGGCAATGCAGAGGTGTCCGGCGATGCATGGGTGTCCGGCAATGCAAAGGTGTCCGGCAATGCAAAGGTGTCCGGCAATGCA